GCTATTGCGTCTTCGTTTCCTTCAGCCGCTCCATCAAATACAATGGCAAAATCTCTGACAACTCCTTCCCTAAAGTGTAAAAAAAAACCAATGCACTTTGCACTTGTTCAGCTGACATCTTTTTCATTTCCTCTGTCCTTAGCCGTATGTTTCCATCATAAGCGTCAATAATATAAATATCATTCTTCTTTTCTTTTATCGGTCTATACAGAACAGCCATTACTTCAGGTAAATGCTTTTCAATACCTCCCTTAATAAATGTTTCTAAGTCTGCATACTCCCCCAATGTTATACTGTCTAAATCAGGATGAAAGCCGTACTCAACACCATCTATTTCAATTATCCTTTTAAGCTTTGTATCTTGCTCTTGTTGTAGCTCTGCTATCCTGCTCATTATAACTGCTACATCTGATAAAGCTAATTCCTTTACTAACTGCTTAGGAATGTTAGATAACGCTGCTATTGTTTCAGTTGCTTCTTCAGTCTTACTACCTGTTTCAAAATCAATAAGTTGCAACCATTTTTCAAGAGTTACATCTTCCCAACTGCTAATCAATTTGAACTCTTTTACCTTACCTTCCTTTTTGACTTTTACTTTCATCTGTTATATAATAGAAATTTGTTGTTTTTAGTTTACTGCACATAATACTTACCTGCGTTTGGATTGTCTAGGTGATAAATAACATTATACCTAATACCGTCAATTGCGTGATTATAGTTATCTACATAAAGCTTTGAGCCTTTGTCAGCGTATATATAGTTATTAAGTTCTTTGGCTATGTTCGTACTCTCAGGAGTTATGATTAGTTCATAGTCTTGCATACGAGTTATACCACTTTCAATAGTTCCTTTTTTAACAGGTTTGATGTTTACTCCTAAATGTCTAAGGTCTGCTATTAGTCTTGGCTCTGCACTATCAGCAATGATAAGTTTGTTGTCTACTTTGTCTAAAATAATCTTAGCTAATTCATTTGACTTAATACCGTTTTTATAGATATGTTCTTTTAAATATATCTTACGTTTCCTTTTATCAATAGCTACTTCTGTAAGACTGTCAGGGTCTACACTAAAACCAAAGTCCATTCCACAAGAAGTCTGAAGTCCATCAGGATTAAATTCACCTATTGACCAATTCTCAAATACAACTCCTTCTGCTTTGTCTAACCAACCCCCTAAGATTTTGTGCTGATACTTTTTAAAGTTTCTGTGCTTTATGCTCTTAATACGCTCTAGGAAGCTCTGTGAGAGGTTTTCTTTGTTGTCTCGGTAGTTGGTGTGGATATAGCATACATTGTCTTTAAAGCCATTAAAACCACCCTCTACGCCTTTGTCCTCAAAGAACCTCTTATATATCCAATGTTCTTTAGTAACAGGGTTCAATATTAATACTACTCTATTGTGTATGTTCTTTTCTCTAATACTTAAATCAATAGTGTCAAAGATATTCTCGTCAACTAATTCTTCTGCTTCGTCAAGTACCCAAGTGCTTATTCCCTGTAAAGACTTTAAACTTGCTGTTTGGTTTCCTGCTGAGGTTCTAATACCTCTAAATAAAATGTCTGATTGATTGCTTGTATTTACTACTTCTGCTTTATTAATACTAAAGACTTCATCAAACCCTAGCAGCCCTATCTTTTCCAAGAACTCAGGAATTATAGACAAGTGAGCTGATGTCATTGTGTACCGGGTAAAGAGTATTCTAATACCTTTAGTCATAGTAAGTAAAGTAAGGAAGACTGTTACAGCAAAAGACTTACCTGAACCCCTACCTCCTGTAATTATAAAGTATCTAGCGTCAGAAGAAAATAATGGATTGTATTTCTTATTCAGTATCAGTTTCAACAAATGTTATTATAGGCATATTAATAGCTTTACCTCCTGAAGTTATATCTAATTTATTTGTTTCGTTCCAACCAAGTCTAGTCTTAGCTGCGTGTATTACAACTGAAGGCACTTTATCCTTTACACATTCATAATACTTTGACTTTATAAAGTCCTGCTGTATGTTTTCTATTTCCTCAACCTTAGCTGCAAATTCTTCATCTTCTTTTAGCCACTTATAAAAGTTTGTTCTGCTTAGGTCAGTTGCTTTTAAAGCTGTTGTTATTACTCCTAGTGAACTTTCTAAAGCTTTGAGTAATCTCTCTTTGTTAATCTTTGTTCTATTTTGTTCCATTTTTAATTGCTTTTTGTCCTGTGAATTGCTCCCATCTTTCTATTATAACATCACAATACTTTTCATCTAGTTCCATTCCGTAACATTTTCTATTTAGTTTTTCTGCTGCTATTAGTGTTGAGCCACTTCCTAAAAATAAATCAGCCACAATATTTGCTTTATGGTTTCCTATTGCTCTTAACGGAACTTCTATTGGTTTTTGTGTTGGGTGCAGTTTATTTACTCTATCTTTTTTTATCTCCCAAGTTGTGTTTTCATTTGTGCTTCCTATAAAATTTGTCTTACTTCCTGCTTTGCAATATACAAAAGGTTCATATCTATTTTTATAATGACTATTCATATCAGCATAACCTGTGTTGATTTTTACCCAAGCCAAAACACTCATTACATCTATGTTGTTATCTTTTAAAGGTTTGTAGATTTCATAAGAGTATTTAATTGCATAAAAAATATAAATAGCTCCATTATCAATAATTAAAGGTAAAAGAGAAATAAAATCTGAATAAATATCTATCTCATCATTTTTTAGCATATCCCTTTTATTATTAGTATTTATTTTGTTTCCGTGTATTACTCCACCTTTATAGCTTACACCATAAGGAGGGTCTGTAAATACCATATCTGCTTTTTCTCCATTCATTAGTTTTGCAACATCATCTGAGCTTGTGCTATCACCACACATAACTCTATGCTTTCCTAGTTGCCAAATATCACCACGCTTTACTTTGCTTTCTTTTACTTCAGGTATTTCATCATCTTCTATTAGTCCTGCTTCAGGTTCTTTATCGTCTAGGTTTTCCCATACATCTAAACCCCACTCAGCAAGTTGTACGCTATCCCATTCATTAGCTAACATATCCCATTCCCATTCTCCAAACCCTACATTGTCTTTAACTATAAACTCTTTCTTTTGTTCTTCAGTAAGTCCTTCTGCTACTTCTACCCACACTTCTTTAAGTCCTGCGTCTTTACTTGCCTTTAATCTCATATTGCCGCCAAGCACAATCATATCTTCATCAACTACAATTGGTCTTAACTTTAACATTTCAGGAAATTCCTGTATTGACTTGACTAACTTTTTAAACTTATCGTTTTTAATTATTCTAGGGTTGTTAGGGTTTCCCTTTACTTTACTTATCTTAACTTGTTGTTTCATAATGTAGTGTCTTAGTATATAATAGAATTTTTGTTAATTTATTTTACTCAGTCTTGCTTCTTATCTTTTCTGTTGCTCCTTCCCAAAGCTTGTCTCGTTTCATACTTAGAGTGGGTTCAGTTCTTTTAAGGTTAGGCATTCCTTCTGTTGGTTTACTATCCATATACTTACCGCAACTGCACTGAGCTTCTTTACATACCCACTTCTTATCTCTTAGGACTATTGTAGCTTTGCCAACTTCTTTTTCTTCTTTACCACATTCGCAACTGTATAAAGTCATAATATCTTTAATTGTTTTTCCTGTTTGTTTATTCTTTCTTCAGCTATTTTAAAATACTTATCATCTTTTTCAATACCTATAAAGTTTCTGTTAGTATTCTTTGCAGCTACTCCTGTACTTCCTGAACCCATTGTAAAGTCCAAAACAGTTTCATTTTTATTTGTATATGTTTTTATAAGATACTCCATTAATAATACAGGCTTTTGTGTGGGGTGTAAATAGCTCTTCTGCTTGTCACTTTTAAAAACTATATTAGTTTTAGGATATCTGTCAGTATTACCCCCGAAAGGTAGTTCTTTAGTCGCCTTCCCATAGACCTCTGTCTTGTTTTGTACGCTTAACTTTCTTACTCCTTTATTCATAGGCTTATGTCCTTGTGTCTTCTGAGGATTGTAGGTGCATTGTTTTTTATAGAACACAGATATTAACTCATTACTTCTTAACGGTTGTCTCTTAGCATTCAGATGTCCTGTTGCTTGAGTTTTCTCCCAAACCCAATCATATTTATAGTTTTTTAAATTACTAATTCTCAAAGTGCTACTGAATGGTTCTGCACCAAATAAAACAACAGCACCGTTAGGTTTTATTATCCTATTCAGTTGCTCCCACATTAAATCAAAATCTATTACACTATCCCATTTACACGCTGTTGTTCCGTAAGGGGGGTCTGTTATAATTGCATCTATACTTCTGTCAGGAATACCTTTCATAACTTCTAAGCAATCACCTTTATACAGTGTCATTGTGTAACCTGTCTAGTTCAAAATGTAAATGATTAATCGCTTTCTGTATATCTTGTTCAGCAGGATTGCCTTCCTTCTTACCTGCTCTTAATAGATAACTGATTGCAGTTCCTATGTTGTAGCTATCAGGCTGAAAGTCCTCTACTACTTTTCTTGCTGAGTAACCGTACTTCTTTCCTGAGTAGTAACTTGGTTCAGGAGTTGATTTGTAATCTACTTCAATATGTGGCATAGTTTCTATGTTTTTAATTAGTTTATCGTTCTGTGTCATTTTCTAAAAGTTTTAAAAGTTGGTGCGGTGTATATATTCTGCTGTCTCCGTCATAGTTTTCAAAGATACAAGTAAAGTTGTCGTTTTCCCAAGTCCAAAGACTTCTGACGTTATTTTTAATATGACTGTTTAATACCCATTTAATTGTTTTATATGTTCTTTTCATATCTATTGTTTTAGTTTTAAATACGCTAAGGGTTCACAAAAAAAATAAGAAAATAACTGCATTGTTATTTAAGTTAAATTTAGCCCTTAGCATATTCTTTATATAGTTTTTTTATTCCATCAAAGCAAGTTGAAATACACGAACCACAATTTGTTCTATGACTGTAGTTAGTATTGTATATTGTATTGTATGTTTCAATCATTCTTTTTTTAGCTGCTTGGTCTTTTGCTCTACCTGTTTTTAAGTCTTTCCACATATCTAAAATTTCATCTACTATTTCCTGAGGTAAAGTATCAGGTGTTTCTATCTCTGTTGTCTTTTCCCACTTCTTTTGACTACACCCCATTGGTGCTAGTCTTGCTTTAATCTTCATAAAACAGCCACAGTCCTTACAAGTTCCTGTTGGTTTAAAATAATAAATACAAGACTTACAAATAGTTATTCTATCTTCATAGACTTCGTTAGGTACAAAGAACTTATTCATATTATGAAGGCCAAATTATTACAAGATTATTCATTCAATTCTTTTTTTAATATTTCCCTTACTTTATCTATTGTAGTAAATAAACTGTTTCTACTTATTCCTGTTTTCTTAGCAAGACTGTCTAATGTCTCTCCTGAGTAATATAACTCAAATATCTTTTTATCGTACCAAGTTTGTTTATCTAATACTTTATCAATTTCTTCAAGCCTTTCCCATTTGTAATTATCTTCTATTTCTTCAGGTAAGTTGTATATACTTTTATGAAAAGCGTTCTGACTGCTTGAAGCTGTATAAACCCCTACTAAATTAGTATAGTATTTTTTATACTTATAATAAAAAGGACTTCTTACACTTGTTAAACTTCTTCTTAACACTACTGCACCATAACCTTTTATTCCTTTGATACCATCTTTTTCATAAACGCCCTGTAAAGTCTGAGGGTTCATTTGAAGAAAGTATATCATAAGTTCCTGTACTGCGTCATTAATAGCTTCTTCATCTTGCGTTATACCATAACACATCTTCCTAAAGAAAGAACTTAGCTTAGATATTTCTGCGTATATATCAGTCATTTATTTGTTCTAAAGCGTCTATTTTCTCTACTACATCAAATACCATTTCACTAAGCACAACCTTATAAGCTCTTATTATTGAGGAATTATTTTTAGTTTCAATACCTGCAAAGAAACCATTAGTAGCTACTGATAAGTTTATAGGTATTATCATTAACCAATCGTACCAATTGTTTTCTCTTGCTCCTTTACCGTAGTTGTTATGATATTCCAAAATAGTTTCTACTACATCTAAAAAATTATTGTATTTTGTTTTTGAACTTACATCTTTTGCGAACTCATTACACATAGCTATATAGGTTTCTATTATATTCTTGTGTTCCTCACTTGCGTAAATCGGTTCTATCATACGCCAAACTTAATAAAAAAGTTTACTCAATTCCTTTTTCTGTTTTTAACTTTTCAACAAGTGATTTGTAATAACTTATCTTTTCTTCATATTCAACACGACTTATCTTTAAAGTTGTTCTAGCTAAGTATTGTAATTCCTCAGCTTTTCCTTCTCCATACTTTCCATCTAAAGCTAGACTAAATTTATACTGTTCACCCCAAGAATAGACATTACACTTAACACATTGAACCTGACAATTCTCTTCATCAAAGCGAGTAGACAAATGTTTCCTACTTTGAAAATGACCGTTTTGCATACCTTCTTTGTAGTGTCTGACTATTCCACAAGTAAAGCATTGGCACATTCCGTATTCGTTAGCTTCTCTAAGCCTTATGTAAAGACTGAACCACTTGTCAAGTTCCTTTTTTAATTTACTGACTGTCTTTTTCAATTCTTATTAAGTTTTTAATTAATACTTTAACGATTTGTTCTTGGTCAAAGGTGCTTCCTTCTCTGACTGCTCTACCTCCATAATAAAAGATACCTTTCAAGTTGTTTATTCTTTCATAGACAATAGCATTATTAAAAGCCCATATAATCGCTACAGGTTTCCCACTATTGACTTGAAGTTGTTGAGCTCTTACAATTTTACGCATTGCTACAATAACATCTTGTCCGTCCTCTATATTTTTATGAACTCCTTTTACTTCAGCAAATCCTGTAATTTTTCCTTTGTTATAAAGAACTGCGTCAATGTGAGCATACTCCTGATGTGAGCCATAAGTCAAATCAAAGTGATTGCAAAACTGAGTTAAAGCTTTGTTCTGTCTTTCTCTATGTGATTTTCTTTCAAATTTCATCTTCAAACTTAGAACAATAATAAGCTTCTAAAATACAAAGTAAAATTATTATTCCCCATACGATTGTTAATATCTTCATCTTAAAAAATCTAATATCATTTCATAAAAATCTTCTTCATTGTTTTCTGTCCATTCTTGTATCTGTTCTTCAGTAAGTTCTTTTCCATTTTCATCTTCTGCGTAACTTATAAAAGCATCACAAAAATCAGGGTAATCCCAAGACTTTACATCTTCTAATTCATAATCTGTTAATTTCATTTCATTCCCCATTTTATTTTTTCTTCTTCAGTCCAATAATCATTTGCTTCTAAATCATCTGTAAATTTTCTCGCTTCTTTATATAATTCTACATTGTTTTCTTTAATATATTCAATAAAAGTTTCTTGCCAATATATTTTAGATTGATTTAAACGATTTATTCTTAATTGGTCTAAAAATATACTTAATGGTGCTGTTTCTTTTTTTTTCATTTTAATAATTTTATTGGTTCTTGATACCATAAGGTCTTTCCTTTTGGCTTTCCTAAAGTGTGAACTTCATAGTAAGCATTGTCTACCAACTTCTTCTGAGCATATACCCACTTGTAAAAAGTCCTGATATTTAAAAAGGGTTCGTCCTTTCCAAATCTTACTCCCTGTCTAAAAGCGTCCTGAACTTGGTTAAAAGTCATATTGCCGAAACGCTTTTCTTGTATTAAGTCTTCTGCAAAGATTTTAGATAGTGAAGCTAAAGTCTGAGCATCTGACCTATGTCCTATTTCAACTGAAGTCTTTGCAACTAAGTCTAGGACTTTTTCAGTTAAATCTTTTAAGTTTTCTTGTTTTAATGGTTTCATAATAATTCTTTTGCTTTTTGCCATTCATTAATTTGAGCGTCTAACTTACTCATTGATTTTGGAGCGTAGGTTTTTTTATTTTTAGCCCTCATTTCCCAAGTCCTTATACAAGCTCTCCAATCTTTCATTTTGTTTTTACCTACCATCCAACCTTTACTTTCATAAAAATTAAAAAAAGAAATAGCGTCTATTTTATTATCCCTTTCAATACAATAAAGCTCAACATCATTAACGCTTGGCTTTTTAAAGAGTTTATTAGTTATTTTTATTTCTTTATTCTTATTAATAGTTGTTAATTTAGTTTCTGACAAGTCATTAAGTTTATTAACCACTAGTCCTTCAGTTTCTTCACAACTTAAGATATTCAATAAGTTAACTTCATTAATCTTGAAGTATTGCTTTGCAGGTATTCCCTTACGCTTAGTTTCTATTATTTCATACTTTTTAAGCGATTTAAGACACTTTCTTTGCTGATATGAAGTTAGTGTAGTATCTCGTTCTATATTGGCTTCAGTGTTAAAGAACCATCCGTCAGTCATTCCGTTAGCCATAAAGTATTCTTCTTTGCTAATTAGGTCGGCAAGTAGGACTGCCCCTTTCAATCCTACCTGCTTCGCTAATTGCTTGTTCACTATTAAAAAAGCTGAACTACTTAGTAAATGTTTCATATTACTTCTATTTCGTGTTGATAATTTTGAAGGGCTAACTTACATAATTCTAATTGATTGTAGAAGTCTTTGTAAGAAACTTTAATATCAGTTCCAAATTTACCTGAAACAACACGTATAGTTGTTTGGTGTGTTTTGCTGTCGTGTATTCCATTTTTCCTCAGATGTTCCTGTAAGTTATACAAGTCAATAAAAGTTAATTTAGCGTCTTTTATTTCAGCATAAGCATTGTACACTTTGTTAAAGGTATCACGATATAAAGGGAATGAAGAATAGTTAGCTGAATGACATCTTTCATAATGGTTCACGCTTGTTCTGTTTCTATCCAATACCTTAGCAATTACTTCTCTATGTGTTTCATCCTCTAGTCTTGAAATCATAGCTGCTACCATTCTAGGTACTTGGTATTCTATCTTCCTGCATTTCAAAGCTAGAGAGCCTTTAGGCAACCCCACTAAACTTGTAGTGAGGTCGCAAAGGTTTTTAAAGTTATCTTCTGTGTTCATCTTAAAAAGGCATATCTGCATCACCATTCATCATAGTATCTTTATTGTCTAATAAATTACCTGATGATTTGTTACTCTGATTAGTGAAAAAGTAGCCATCTATATTGTGAAAATACCTTCCGTTATATTCTCTTGAATAAACATTACAAAGAACTGATACCTCCATTCCTATTTCAAGTTTGTTCATTTGTTGTAATTTATCACCAAAGGCACTTACACAGACTTCATTGTTAATCTCTCCACCTGTATCAATTACTATTGATTGTTTCTTCCATTCTTTACCTGCTTTAGATACTCCTGTTTCTAATTCAAGTTTTCTTAATACTGTTCCTGTTACTTCCATTTTTATTTATTTATTTATTTAATTATTAAAATGTGCCATCACCATAATCTTGACCTTTTTGGTGTCGGTGTGGCTCTTGATTATTACTCTTTTTAAAATCTTCTGCTTCATCTTCTCCAAATACTCCTAGTTCGTAGAACCCTGTAAGCTTTAGTACAGCTCTTGACATAGCTCTTTTCTCTGCCATTTCCATAGTGTACCAAGTGTTAGTGTTACCGTCTTTAAACCCTGCTCCTTTTAAAGCTGAGCCAAAAGTTTGAATTGCCTTACCTTCTTTTCTTGCATTGGCTTTTACTACGCAAAAATCTTTTTCACATTTAATAACATCATAGTCTATTACGATATTTTCCAAAGCTTGTATCTTATCAATACCGCTTCTTGTCAAGATGATGTAGTGCTGATGTTTAAAGACGTCATCTTTGGTTAGATTGTACTTAATGTACTTTTCTTTTAGTGCTTCTGTTTTCATATATTCTACCTATACTTATTGGCTAGGAATTTTTGCCTGTTAATAATTTCGTTAAAAATACTAAACTAAATTGATTATAGTTGGTAAGCTGTCGTTATTTTTATAGTGTGTTTTATAGATTGGCTTAAGTTCTACATCCCAACAGTCTTTCTGTTGCCATCCTTTAGTCTTTAGCATTTCACAAGCTTTTCTGTAGCATTGTAAAGTAGTTCCTATAACAACAACTGAGCGGCTATTGTAAGCTAAGTCATTACCACCTGAGCTTGTTACCTTAGCAGGAATAAAATCAGGTTTTAAAAGCCAATGTTCTGCTATTACTTTTTTATCGTCTATTAACTTACCTGTAATAAAAGAAATCTTAGGTTCGCTGTAATCTACATAAGTAGAGTGTTCTAAGTATTCTGCGTCTTTTATAGTCATCTTAATAGTTTTGAATGTAAAGTAAAGTAGCTAAGATTGAAGCTCCTACTATTGCTAATTGAGCAACTATATCTAACAACTTGTTTATTCTTTTTGCTCTCTCTTTAGTTAGATTTATCTCATTATAATTTTGTTCTTTGTTTTTAATAAAAAAGTTTGTCTTTTCTTTTTCATTTAAGAAGTAAGTAGCTCCTGTGTTATTGTTTACGATTTTGTATTTCATTTCTTAAAATTGTATTGATTAATATGCAGCAAAGATATAAAAATAAATAGATACTAACATAATTATTATCAAAGTTATTAACAATTTAAGTGTTAAGAGTGTTTTTACTAGATAAGCAACTTTAAGTGCTGTCTAGTATATTACCATTAAAAAGATGAGAAAGTGCCTAAAACGGCTAAAGGGGGTTATAAATTTAGCAATAAAATCACTAAGATTATAAGCATATACATTATAAATATGTTAATTGATTTACTTTCTTCCATTAGAAATAATGTACAAGTCTTGCTATTTGCCCTGATTTTTTAGAATGTATGAAACCTTCTACTGCTTTTTGTACTCCACAAAAGCCTTTTCTATTGTGCCAACTATCAGTTCCGCTTGGAGAACGCATATACTCAACTGTTACACCTATAAAGTCTTTAGCGTCTAACCATTTGTATTTAACTTTATGATGTAAGTGATGTAAATACCAATACCTGTATTTAGTTTCAGCCCATTCTTGCGGTTTTTCGTTTGCCATTAACATAGGAAGCTTATCCATTTTAGCACCGTCTCCGTGTTCAAGCCCTATAAGATTAGAACCGTACTTGTAGTATTTCCTATGTGATACTGATATGTCAAAAGTTACATCTTTAGTATTTCTAAACCAAGACTTTAAAGAGTGTGCTAAATGAAAACCACTTTGATAATCGTGATTAGACATAGAATGTACTACATCAACAGGAGCAACTTCTCTTAGTATCTCAACACATTTCACGTAAAGTTTTAAAGCTACTTCAAAGTGTTGCCACCATTTGCCGTCTGCGTCTTGTGGAGTTCCTGCTGTAGTTGTATTATATACATTGTCAATATGTAGCACGTCGTTTCCTACGCAAAATAACACTCTATCTATGCTAAACCCTTGTGATTTGCTAATAAGTCCTGTAACGCCTTCTAAAACTCGATTGTAAGCTATCTCTGTATTATAGTCATCACCTGTTTCTAAAGCTACTCCTAGTTTACCAATATGAATGTCAGCAGGGTTTATAACTAATAGGTGTTCACCTTTAACTCTTTTAATTGTTGTATATTTTGGAGAGTAGTCTTCAATTAGACTTTGAATGTCTTCAAGTAGTTCTAGCTTATCAGTTCCGTATTGTTCTTTTGTAACTATTGAAAAACGTAAATCACCTGACATACTTTGCCAATGTTTAACGCTTACAATATCTTTTTTGTCTATACCTCTTTCTTTAAGATGTATATCTAAAGCTGTGTTTCCGTTTATGTTAGCTAAGTCTTGCCCTCTGAACTCATTGATAATTTCAACTTCTTCAGAAGACAACCTTAACCTTTTACCTTTTAACATTTACTTTTTAGCAACGTCTGCTATACCTTGACCTACAATTAGTGTTAAGATTGCATAGTATAAATCTTTTGCAGTTGTTTCATCAACTCCTAAGTAAGAAACTAAAGCAGGTACAACTACAGAACTAACTGCATACCAAAACTTCTTGCTCTTTACCATTTGACCGATAAGGTACTTTTCTAAAAACTTTTTCATATTATTTATTTTTGATTATTAAATTAATATTTTCTCCGCCCAAATATATAAGTTCTTGCATAACTAAATCCATAGCTAAGCGAGAGTTTTCAACAATGTCTTGTTTACGACCATTCCCCACTAGAATACAGCCGCTTGTATCTTTAGCTGTGTTTCCTCTATGAAATAAGATATAATCCCTATTAGGAACGTCCTGAACTAATAAGTGTAAGTAATCCCTAGTCGCACTTTCTCTTGGGTATCTAAGTCTTACCTTGTAATTTCCTTTAGGAATACAGCTTATACTTCTTTGATTGTCTACCCAAGGATTTTCTAAGGTATCACAGAAACTTTCACCATTAATAAACAATCTACCAATAGTTGATTTTTTTGTGAATGTATCTCTTATGATTAAAAGATTAACGACCTTGACCTCTGTAGGCTTTTTTAAATCCGTTCTGTCCTTTACTTGCATTTTTGGAGTGTATTCCCTTTCGTTTCTTTTTAACGCTCTTAAAAGCGCTTGTAACAACTTTACGAGCCATCTATTTAGTTTTGTCAAATTGAATGAATTTATATATAGTATATGCTATTGAAAGTATTAATGCAACAAAACTTAGTATTTCATTTGCACTCGCTAGAGTGAACCCAATAGCTGAAAAATTAGCTAACCCTACTTGTAGAGTATCTTTTACTTCTGTCATTTTGTTTAGTTTTTTTATCTAAGTAGGATTTTAACTTAGTAACATTTTTAGTTTTTGGTTTATAGTGTCTTTTCATTATGAGTAATCAGAAGCGTTTAAAAAGTTTCTCAATGTAAGTTTAGTTCCCTGTCTCATTGGTCTTTCAAGGTTCATACCATTATAGTAAGCGTTTTGGTCAGGTGAAATATCTGCTCCACTATTAGTATTGTATTCAGGAAAAAGAGTTATATTGTTAGTGATATACTGTATCATTCTTTCCGTAAAGTATTCAGCATTGTTTCTTACTTCTTCTCTTAGGTGTTGAGCTTCTTCTGTGCTTAAAGCGTTTCCTGTCTCTGAAGTCTTAGAATAGATGTTACCGTTTTCTGTTTTAAAGCGTAAATAAGGAATACACATATGAAACGCCCAAGATGGTAAACAGTCTCCGATATACTCATCTACTAAAGTCTTGTATGCTTCATTTCCTACATTGCCTATTGTTCCTGCTGTAATTAAAGTTTCTAGCTTTTGGTAAAGTGTTGTTCCTAGTTTTGGCTCTATATAGATACGCTGTGCCTGTAAAATATAAGGCAATATTGTATTTGGGTCAACATTTAAGTTTATTGCTGTGCTATCTTTTAGCTTTGCTTCTGATATAAATAATACGTAGCTCATAATTAGTTGTAATATCCGTTATTTTTCATTTTCTTTGGTGGTGTTGCTACTAGCTTATCGTTCTTCTTAGCAGTAAACCCTTCTGACCTTGCTTTAGTATAGCCAATCATATCAGCGTCTTCTATTTTAGTAGTCTTACTTTCTCCTATAACTGTTTTGTAAATTCTTCTACTCCAAAAGTGATGACATTGAGGTCCCCCTTTGTAAAGCCAAATTGAATAAGTAGCTGCTCCGTCAATACCAAATCCTGCATTTACAGGTATTTTACCCATATTAATTATGTCCTCTTTCCTATACAGCTTTTTTGCAGCTTCCATTTTTTTGCAAAAATCTCTTTTACTTCCTGATTTGTTTTCTAAGAAATTGTCATTAGCGTAAACATATCTTACTCTAAAGTAATCAAAAGACTTTTTAGATAGTCCGTCTTGCTCTGACTTACGACTTGGAATAGCTCTACCTGTTGAAGCTAGTTCTAACTTCTCATTCATTAATTCGTTCAATACTTCTTCATAGTTAAAGTCTTGATGTTCTCCATCTACTACTTCTTCTTCTATTAATTCCCATTCTTCAGGAATGTCTTCTCCAAACTCCTGAATGAATTTATCTAGCTCTGTTGCTTCAGTATGTCCTTCACAAGCCATATAGACTTTCTTACCTTCTAGTTCGTGTTCGTGATAACCTTCACACCCTAAAGACTTTGCACTTTCTAAGGCTTCATCTATTGTATCAAATACAGGTTTTCCGTCTATCATTCCAACTTTAGCAAAGTCTTCTCTTACTTCCACATCAGCTAAAGGTTTTAATCCAACTTCTTCTCTTATTTCATCTTCAGTCATTACTCCTTTTAAGTCCTCGGAAGTAAATTCTACTGTTATAGGTTTTAATTGTACAAATTGAACAGGTAAGTCCATATTGTTTACTGAGAATAAAGTCTGTAAAGTATTTAAGATATGTAATTGGAACGGCTTTACAACAGTATTAAGATAGAAGTTTCCTGCTGCATTAAGTTCATCTACATTTGAGCCTAAACCTGTATCAGATTTAATACCCATAAGCATAGGAGACGTTACACGGTGTCCTGTAAGTATGTTTTGAACTAATAGCTCTTGTAGTGCTAAAAATTGTTTATCCAAATCGGAAGGAGTAATTGGAGTAATTTCAGGTGTTCTTGTCTTATCGTCTGAGAATGTTAAAATAAACTTCCCTGCGTTTTCTGCTCCTGTAAATTTCTCTGTTAAACTTTGTTCTATCTGTCGTCTTTCTTCTTGCGTCGGAATTCCATTTGCGAAGGAAATCATAAAGCTCGAACTGAAGCCCGAATTGATATTAGATAATTGAAATTCCGCCACTCTTTGGTCTACTAAGCACCAATTATTAGCCGCTAAATAATCAGGTGTATGATAGCAATCCATATTAGGACTGTAAGAACCTGTATAAAGCAACTGACTTCCTGAAGTTCTATCGTTCACATTAAAAGCATTAATAGGGTATGGTTTATTTGTCCTAGTGTTTGCCCAATCAGCACTTATATAGTAACAGTCTACCTTCCCCATTGCGTTTGGTCTTCCTGCTCTTACACGCTCTACAGGTACGTGATACACCTCTGCTATTTCTGTTCTTTCTCTATTCCATACAATATGCAAAGCGTATGCTCCTTGAAGTTTAAAATCAAAAGCTACTTTCTTTATTACTTGGTGTAAACTTTCGTTAGAATTAGCGTGTCTTAGAAACTTCTTAAGCTTTACGTAATTTTCTAAATTAGTATCTTCTTCTTCAGCTATTAAGTCTTCTCCTGCTATCATTTCAGCTGTAGCGTTAATAATTGCAGCGTGTGTACTAGAATTGTAATATAAGTCAATTAAGAACTGAGGGTAAAGGTTTCTCCAATCTTCTGTTCCGTACTCTATGTAATCACGTCCTCTTACTTCTTGTACTATTGGAGCTGTTGATGTTTCTAAGTTTATACTAAGTATTTTATCCATTTTATTCTATTATTAATTCATCAGGGTCTACATCTGTACCTTCTGCGTTCTTTTCATAACCTAAGAACGAATGTACACAATTTACAGGAAATAACTCGTGTATTCCAAAGTCA